TCCATACCATACTTTCTAGACTTGTCGTGTACCTCATCCTCTATAATCCAAGATTCTACTAATGACAATCCTTGTAACTCGTATTGATGCTCCATAGTAGAGTTGTTCTGATTACCTGCCATTAGATACTTTTGAGAGGCTTTTAAGACAGTATCTTTAGAAAAGTATATATAATACTCATCCTCTCCATTACGTCTGTATATAGGCTTGTTAGGGATTAATAAAGCACCCATTAGAATACGCTTCTCTTTGTTTACCTCAGCAAGTTTAATCTCCTCAGCTTTCAAAGCAACAAAATCCTCCTCTATTGCAGGACTCTCTACTACTGAGATAGCCTCTATTCCTGCTAACTCTTGCTCCTCATCTAAAATAAGTTCTACTATTTTCATATCTATATAACGTATATTAGTTTGTATTTTGTATTTTATATTGAAGCACTTGATACAATATTTCTTTCTAGGCTCTGAGCAGTTGTTACATCGCTTGCTACTACATAGGCTTTCATAGGTTCATTAGTCTTACCTGCTATAGTTTCTGCTAGCTGATTAGTACCTGATGTACCTACTACATTAAATTGTGGTGCTTGTGGTGTAGGAACTGATACGCTTGCTCCTCCTCTTGACCCCTTAGCAAAACTTGGTGCCTTAGGTTCAGGTGTTGAGGTAATTGATTTTACGTTTGCTAGACCTCCTGCTATAACCGCTGCTGCAGATACAAAGTTAAATGGTGGTGGTGCTGATGCCAAAGCTAAGTTAGCACCTGCATAGGTATCTCTAATAGCTTGTACTAATGCAATACCCTTACCAAACTTACTATTCTCTCCTACTATACTAGCTAAGTTTCCTAGAGCGTCTGTTACTAATTGTTGTTTAGCTAAGTTAAGGTCTCTATCTATCTCAATTTGTTTCTGAGCGTTTTCTTGTTGGAAAGCTAGCAACTCATTGTTAGCATCTACAAATGCCTGAGTACCTGCTTTATATTGATTACGTTTGTTGGTTAGTCTTTCCTCCTCAATTAAAGCCTCTTGCTCTGCAGCATTTTTTAAGGCTTCTAATTTTAAGTACTCTCCTTCTATTTGCTCTGCTAAAAATTGTTGTTCTGATATTGCTCTTTCAGCACTAGCATCCGCTTGTGATTGTGTAAGTTCTAATGCTTCTCTGTTAAGTGCAAGGTCATTAGATAATTGCTCAGACCTGAATCCTTCTATCTGTGCTAATACTGCCTCTCTTTCTTGTGTAGCCTCTAGAAGTGCTATATAGTTCTCTTGGTTAGCGTTCTTATTGTATTGAGCCTGTGCTGCAGCTATAATAGTGTCTACTTGTTTTAGCATTGCCGCCTCTTGCTCGTCTAGTACTGCTTTTAGTTTATTATTAGCATCTATCCTTTCTGCAATAGTATTTCTCTCCTCATCTCTTACTTGTCTTAGTTTCTCAGCTTGTCTGTCAAAACTCTCTACTATACCTTGTTGTAATACTGCAGCTATCTCAGCTTGTTTGTTAAGCTCTACTGTAGACTTAGCAGCTTTTATAGTCTCTCCTACATATTTAGAGGTAGCATCTACTGCACCACTAACCGCATCAGCAATCTTGTTAGCAGAGTCATCTACACCAGTAAGTACATCTACAAACTCTTGACCTGCACTCTTAGCATCATCTAATGCACCTGCAAAATCCCCAGTAAATAGTTTCTTTAATGCACTACCTAAATATCCTGCTACTTCTAAGGCGCTATTAAAGCGTTCTATGATATTATCTTTGATAGCATTACCTAAGTCTTTAACCGCTTGTAAAGGGTCGTTAAAAATAGACTTAAAATACCCTACTACAGTTCCTATGTTTCTATCTAAAAAGTTAAAGAAGTCATTAAAAGCAAGAGACAATGCCTCAAAGGTTATATTAAAAAAGTCTGCTACCTTTTGGTTCTCCTCAAAAACCTCTTTTAGTTTAGCAAATGCTGCTATAAGTAGTCCAATACCAATAGCCTTAATAGAAGCACCTATAGCCTTTATTCCTTTTACTGCAGACTTAGATGACCCCTCTATGTTTTTAATACTATCAGCAGTAGCCTTATTCTGACCTTGTACCTCTTTCTCTAGTTTTGCATACTCTTTCTGAAACTCATCAAGGTCTTTTACTGCTTCTTTGTATTTTAACTCTAACTCTATTGTTTTTTTGACTGCCATTGTGCCTCTTGTTTAATCTTAGTAAATGTTTCTTTAAAAGTATTAGGTAAGTAATTCTTACCCTGAGCAATTCTGATATTCTCAGTCTCTCCTTTTACTACCTCTAGTATGTTAAATATGTTTTGTAGCATTAGAATAATTTATTGATGAGTTCTAGCTTAGTGTCTCCAGTAATTAGATTTACGTTTATATTGTTTATGATATAATCTTGGTCAAATACTGTGAAGGTGTCGTTTAGGTTGTATTTAAGTAGAATCTTGCTAGGTAGCTTTGCACTATACTTATATATCCTTGCCCTCCTATCAAATACCTGTGTTATGTAAGTCTGATAAAAGTTCCCAAATAATGAATTGTTGTTAATTATAGCACTATTCCCTGACCTATTATACTCATCTATCTCAGACCCAAAGTTCAAAGATTGAGATTGGTCTTCATTTATATTAGCAGGTCTGTTATATGTAGTAATTTGACTATGAGTTCCACTTTTCCAACTTATAGGAGTACCACTAGCATCCTCAGATACGTTAAAAAACAATAAAGGCTTCTCTACAATAGAGCTTACCTTTTGAATATCCTCTAAACTAGAACCTTTGTAATCTACAAACCATCCCCATCCAATATCTGTAAGAGCATCATTCGCTATATTGGTCATTCTCTCATATACTACTTTCTCAAATTCTACTTTAACAGTATAATCTCCTCCATCAAATTTTTCTCCACCATCATAAAGTAAATTACCATAACCAGTACCTCCATTAATCTCGTTAGTCTTTTGAGCAAAGAATGTCTTAGGTTCAGGAAACTCTAGACTTATCTTTTTATATGGTATAGCTCTGTCTATGTCGCTACTGTTTCTATCTACATATTTAGTAATATCATAATTAACACCATCTGCATAAAACTCATCTAGTTTCTCCACATAGATTTTGCCATCTACTAGCACATAAGAGGTAAGGTTAAACATCTTAAATATGTTAGTCATAAAATCTAGGACTTTCATATTAGGTATATTGTCTGTAATTATAACTTGACTTACAATAGACTGGTCTGCACTTTTGTATATACCTGTTTTAAAATTAGCACCACCATCTCCATAAGGGTCATTTGTTATTGTAAACTCATCTACACTCCATTGAGCATCGTAATCAGTAATACCTCCGCTTGTTTCTATTGAAACGTGTATATCATATATGCCGTTCCCATCAAAATCATACTGCTTACTGAAATTACCTGTCTGACCTGAAACTGTATCTAATAAAAAACTCCTGTTATATACTTTTACTGTGTATTCCCCACTTCCTACAGGTACTATGCTTAAAGTAGCCTGATAATCTCTAGATTCATAACCAAAATCGTAAGTTTCAAGTATCATCCTACTATTATTGTCTATAAATTCTATGTAGTCTGTTCCTCCATCAAATAAAAATCCCTCTACATTAGATACCTGAGTAGTACCTGCTGCTGCAGTTATCTGTCCTTTACTCCTATGTAGCCACATATACAACTCATTAAACATAGCACTATCAAAGAAATCACTTTGGAATGTCAATCCGTACTCTGTTCCTATAGCATCTATAATAGCTTTTACCTTTAATGCAGGTTTAAGGTCTCTATAGTCTAGTCCTCTGTCGCTTTTAGTCGCATCATAGTATAAGTTTCCATCATCTGTAGTAACTCCTGAACTATCATAGTATAACCTATTTGTATGCGATATAAGAGGGTAAACGATATTACCACTCTCTAGACTACCCTGAAATCCTGTTTTGACCTGAGCAGCATCGTATGGGTGGTCATATGCACTTAAAGAACCTATATCAGATAGCTTGTCCTCTCCAAATAACTCAGGTAAGGTAACTGTACTACCAAAGAAAGTAATCTTATATACCTCAGGTAGGTTTTCTTTCATTTTAACCCCATCCACTCTGATTTTGCCTTTCTTAAAAGTAGCGTGGTTTAACTCAATAAGACCATCTAGTTTTTTCCTAGCATCTACACTATTACCCTCTGCTATTGTAGTGTTATAATAATGCTTCAAGACTTTGTTATTATTCTTAGACGCAGGAATAGTGAACGACTGACTAAAGTCTGTAAATATCTTACCTATATCCCTAGAGTTTTGAATAGAACTTGTTACACTAATAGTCTCATCAGCAAACAAATCCATTCTTTGACCCTGTATATATAACTGAATTATGTTCATTTATCTGATTAGGTTTACCTCGTTAAAAGCGTAGTCAAAATCTACTGTGAAATTGATTAGTTTATCATTAAGACTTGTCTTGTATTGTAGTGAGCTTGTCTTAGGTACTACTGGTGTAACCTCTCCATTCTCGTGAATCCAAGCGTGTTCAGTTAATAATAACTGTTGTATCACTTCATTGAACTGCTCATCTACAAATCCTGTATTCATTGTAAATGATTTTTGAGTTTTAAAGTTATACGGAATCTTAGTAGCTTCATTAAGAGAGTAATTAACTACACTTGTAGTCTGTAAGGTATTCTCTTTATACTCCTCTTTGCTAATTGCTACATTGTCTGTTCTCTTTTTAAAGAAATAAAGGTCTTGTACTACTCCAAACTTGTTTACGAAAGCTACTTTGTAAGGTGTATATTTAGGGTCGCAAATGCAATAAACATCTAACTCAATTACTTTGCCTGTTCCTGTCGTTAATATTACTTTATTAAAAGGTGCTGAGGGAGATATTGGAGATACAACTATATTGCTGCTTGAATTTTTTAACACAGTCATATCAGCTTTTAATACTGTTGTATCAGCTTTAAAGTCTATTGTATCTACTGTTATTGGTGTAACATTATTACCGAATGTAGATTCTGAAACTAGACTTGTACCATTGTAATATTGTACTTTAAAAACACCACTATCTCCTGTTAGAATAGGTATATTTAATTGCTCATCGCAGTTATGATATATCTTAGTATTGCTTTGTAATAAATCGTAGCTCAATTCAGGGTTAATCGCATCTTGAAAGTACCCATAACCTGTAAAAGCTATTCCCTCTCCTTTTAAATCATCGTCTGTACTATCATCATCATATGTTCTTACAACCTCCCAACGTACCCAAGCATTTTGTTGTATGCTATAATAATCCCCTGTATAGATAATTTCTACATAGTCTTTTACTAACTCTCCTATCTCAAATACTATAATATCTTGACTTGCTGACTTTTCTTTGTATAAGGTATAAGTAGGATTGCTTGGTTCATTTGTACCATACTCCCCTGTATATACCCAAAGTCTTAATGTTGCACTTACTAAATTTGCCATATTCTATATTTTAAGGACAAGTTAAACTAAATCCTAAGTCGTTAATTGCTTGTATTATTAAATCCCTATAATAGTTAGGTTCGCTTGCATAAGATACTCCTGCTCTAACATCATAAACAAATTTATACTGACTTGTTAAATCTGCTAAATATGTTGAACCTCCGAAAACACCTGCACCACTCTCTATTGATTGTAGCATTTGTTTAAAAGCAGGGAAACCTACTACATTAAATACTACAGGTGTAACATAATCAGAAGCATTTGTAGTTAGTATATTTCTTAAATTAACTAAGTCAGTACTCAATGCTATATTTACACTGCCTGGATTAAAAGAACTTGTGTTTGGAAAGTAAATAGTTTGAGCCTCATCTTGAAATATAAAGTTTATACAGTTTGTTGCTCCTGGTACATCTGGCTCGTATGCCGCTACTTCAAAAGTCCTCTCATTTGACCAAGACTTTACTTGAACGTATTTGTCATATTCTGCTCCATCATCATTGTAGAATTGAACCAAACAAGATTTTAAGTTATTAGCTACCATTGACTGTAATGGAGGCAAAGTACTATTCATAGACCCTGAGCTATCAAACCAAATATTTATTTGTGTAGTTTGGTTAATTACAATAGGTGGTGCTATTGGGCAAGTAAAATCTACTGTATATTCGTCATTTACCAAAGGAGCATCTACTACCAACTCTACTAACTCAGGTTGTGAAGTAGTCTTTTGAATTTCTACAAAATTACTTGCTTTTGTACTAGGGTCTCCTGTTGCTATCTCTCCTATTGGTACACCTGCATTTAATAAATCTTGGTCGTATGTATCTAACCCTATATAATCAGTTGTACTTTCGTTTCCATCCCATTTTAAAGTAAATTTAGCAGGCACTTCACTACCGCTAATATCTACCCTAAAAGTACCTACCTCAGGTGTTTCTACTTGGTAAGTAACAACTCCTACATCAGTAGCTACATTGTGAGTATCTCCACAAGCTAAAGGAATAGTCTGAGGAGCGATTGGTGGTACTATTGGTGTTGGTGTTCCTGGAGCTACTTCTAAATAGTAAGGACTGCGTACGTTTATCTTTTTCATTATGTTGTAAATTCAAATAAATTGTCTATGTCTAATCCGAACTTCTCTATAAGCTCAGTTGGTAGATTATCAAATGCTTTCTCAAAAGGCTTAGTAAAAAACAAAGAAGGCTTTATGCCTTTCTCATAAATACTCCTCTGTAATATAAACCCTATTGTTCTATAGTTTCCTTTCTTGTATCTCCCTTTCTCGTCTCTTAGTCTTATATTCCTAGCCTTTGCCCATTCCATTAATGGTTGCATTGGTGGCTTCTTATTAGTGTACTCGTATATGGTGTTATATCGCTTCTTAGTACCACTTACTCCCTTGTCTATAAACTCTCCATAAGGTAGCATATAGAACTCTAGAGAGAATGAGTTAGGACTAACATTCAAGTCATATCCTAAGCTACCATACAAATCACTAGAGACATTCTTTTTCTGCTTAGACAAATTGCTCCTAGATTGCTGAATAACATACTTAGCAAACTTATTAAGAGCTGATTGTGTTTGTTTAAAACTAGCAGACATTTATATCATTCTCTATTATTACATCAAATGTAGCTGCCCATCCTGCTACTTGGTTTTCAAACCTATCTCTAAATGGCTCTAAGGAAGCGTCTCCTAGTACTTGGTACTGCTCTCTGTATAGTTGTCCGATTCTTAGTTTCTGAATAACCTTGTTAAGAACAGATAGCTGAGTGTTTAGCACATCTTGCTCATTGTCATTACCTACAAATATATCTGTCTCTCTTTCTTTAGACTGGTCTACTATATCCATAGCCAATATACTAATGTTGAATGTCAGCGTGTTCTCTGATGAGGTTACACTATTAACTATCATATGAGACAAAGGAAAGATAGTCTGTTTACTTAGGTCTACTTCTGTTAAGTCTCCTGTGGTTACAGTATTGACATTGACATCACTTAGTAGCGTGTCTTTAATGGTGTCTGTTAGTAAGTAGAATCCTCTTATTGATGTGTTCATTTCATTTTGCTTTTTAGTCTGTTTGCTTCTATCTCTGCTTTCTCTTTCTCAAAGGATAGCATCATAAAACATTTATGTACGCTTAATTTAGTGATATTTTCAAATCGTCTAATATCTCCCTGAGCGAGTGCGTAAACTGATTGATACCAACCCCACTTGCTTCCGAATTGAGATATTGCACTAAACTCGTCTCCTCCTGCTCCTCCAAATAGTTCATCATAGCTTGTGATAAGTCTATCCCTAAATGGTAAAAAAAAATAATGGAACTTATGACTGCATCTAATGGCATATCCTTCATTACTTCTCCGTCTCCTGCTTCATAGTCCACTATAGAGTATTTTTCTCCGTATTTGCTCTCTATTGGTCTGTAGAGAACTGCCATAGCTCTGTGCATATTTTCCCAGTCTCCTAAGAACGCATCTAAGTCAATGTACTCCCCTAGACTAATATCATCTAACTTAGGTATAAAGCCATACTCTACACCTTTCATTTTAAACTTAGTTACAAGCTGAGGTTTCTCATTGAACATATCCACCAAGATATTGCAGATACCATCTACATCAGCGTACTTCATTTTAAGAGTATCTGATAGTTTTACTCCACAGAATATCTCTATCATCTTAGAAGCTAGAAACTTCTCATCTTGGTTATTGTCTTGTATTTTAAGATACCTCTGATACTGGTCTAAAGTAACCTCTGATAAAGAGTCAGGTATTGTAATCTCTACTTTCATATCTATATAACGTATTTTTTAAGGCATTTTAGTTAAAGGTACAAAAAAAGACACCCATTTCTGAGTGCCTCTTTCATACTAACTAAACTTACTTGTTATTCAAACATAGCTGCAAGGGTCATTAAGCATACTGCTGCAGCTCCAAACAGTATGACAAAGGATATAAAGTAATATAAATTCTCAGGGTCTTTCTTAAGCCAATCTCTCATAATGGTATATTTTATCTTCTATTCTATTAATAACGTATTCTGATAGTAAATCTGTGATGTCTGTTTTATTGCCATCTACTGTAGTTGAGATAATCTCTATAGAGTCTGGACTAGATGGTTCAAAGTATCCACCTTCTTCTCCCTCGTCAAACTCATATTCTACTTCTAGTAAAATATCATCAATGTTAATCTGTATTGTACTCATAGTCTGTCTGTATTATAGGGGGCGGTTAAACCCCCTTGTTAGTTATATTCCGTAATAAATGCTATCCTCACAACAAGAACAAATACCCATATTACAATCTTGCTTTGCCATTTCAATTTTCTCTTGCTCAAAGATAGCATCGTATATAGCTTGCCCACTTCTGCTATGTCCATTCCAACCATTCAGTTGTTGATGTAATGGCATTTTTTGCTTAGGCATTTTAAACCAATCTTGCTTAAGTAACCAATCTTGATAGCTTTTAGGTGTGTTGCTAAAATTTTGTCCTTTGTACTTTCCGAATCTTAGTGTCATAATCTGTCTGTTTTGATTAATAATACCCAAATATACAAAATCCTTTTTGACTTATGCAAATTATTTAATAACTTTTTTTATCTAATAGCATATTTACCATAGTTAGGCTTGCTCAGTACATTGTAAGTTGCATATCTAAATGCGTCTATTAGGTGGTTGTTTTTATCTATTGGTATGTTGGTTAGCTTTCCAGTTTTATCCTCAGTCCACTTATAGTTTCTCATCTCTTGGATAAAATGGTCTCCCTCTATTTTTAGTTTGTATCTCCTTAGCACATCTATTCCTGCTTGGATAGAATCTCTACCTTTTATAGTTGCTCTTACTTGGTTTCCCATTCTCCTAAGCTCATCTATCAATCTAGGCTCTGCACTATCACAATATATCACTTTATTGATATTAGCCTCTCTAAGGAACTTATTTATATCTTGGGTAGTCATATGAGTCCTGTAGAGTAATTCTTTAGCATATAGCGTATCTTGGTCTCTATAGACCTCTACTAAAGTTGTTGGGTCATTAGTATATCCAAAGTCCATACCATAAGATAAGAATTGAGCTGATTCAGGTATCTTACCTTCTGAGAAACTAAAGATAGTTGCTTTAGATACTCCCTTTTGTCCTAGACCATATATTTGCCAGTATGTCTCATCTGTTTCTTTTAGCCTCTCAATCTCTGTTCTTATGTTAGGGTCTAGAAATGGATTGTCTTTGTAAGTAGTGATATAAAAATCACAGTCCTTTCTAGTTAGCACCTCATCATAAATAAAGTGATACTCGTCTGAAGGGTTGTAATCTAGTATGACTTGTTCCTCTGTTCTAAATATAAGTTGTTGCCAGTCCTCTTTGTTTATCTCATTAGCCTCATTGATGTACAGTAATTGTCTTTTACGACCTCTTACCTTTTGAGGTATGTCTAAGCTAATAAACTCTATTAGGTTGTTCTTTAGATTGTATTCAGAGTTAGACTTATTGTGGTCTGCTTCTGAGTAGATTTTATGCTTTTTAAGGATGTCTAAGAAGTCTCTCATTACTGTAGCTCTAAGAGATGGGAAGGTCTTTCTACAGATTGTTATTGTCTTTCCCTCGTGTCTTGCACAGTAGTCAAATATAATCCACAAAAGGATGTTATAAGTCTTACCTGACCTAGTACCACCCTGATGTGCAATTATCTTATGATTGTTGTTTACTAAACTCCTATATACCTTATTGGTTTGAATCCTCATTAGGGTCTATGATTTCAATTTCTATTTTAGTTGGAAAGCCTCCATCTATCTGATGCTCTTGTCTTTCTACATAGCCTCTATTCTTACCTTTGGTTTTTAAATAGAATAGAATCTCATTTGTCTTGTTTCCCTCTATGTTCTCAAATAGCTTACCCTCTACATAATCTATCCTAGCCTCATCTACTTCTATAATAGATTGTGCAAATTCCTCATCTTGCTCTTTCCATCTATGATAAGTCATTCTAGATATGTTAGCAGCTTCACAAGCAGCAGAGATTGTCTTGTGTTCTTTGTACGATTTTATAAACGCTTCTTTATCTTTCATTTTTGTAACATTTGTAACTATATAACGCTTAATTATTTATATCCCACAGTAACCTGAATCACACTCGTTAAAGTCATCATCAAATAATTCATACTGTGAGTTCCATTGTTTTATCTCATCATAACTCATATCTGTTCTCCATTGTGCATTGTTTACACTCTCTCTTTCTCTCTTAGCAAACCATTCTAATTTAGAATGGTGTTTATCCCACATCTTTCTAAGTAGCATAGGAGACTTATGAAAGCAACCTACACAGTTATTCATCCAAGCAAATCTAACAGGCTTATCTAACCAAAACTGTTCTATAGTGTCTTTGTATATATTTGAGTCTATTAGAGGAAAGCTAGGTTTCTGATATGGTATATCTTCCCATTTGTTTCTACCGTCTTTGTGTTTTCCGAATGTTGCTTTAAATTCACTAAGACCATCAGCATTACATCTGTCTAGCATATTCTTAGCTCTCCTAGTTTCATTTGCTCTGAATCCTATTCTCATTTCTATAGGCTCTCCTATTTGTTCTGCCCACCAGTAGAACATAGGTTCTATTTTCATTTCTACAGTACAGAATCTCTGAACCTTATTAGGTAAATATACTTTATCTTTTCTAGTGGTTATATTGTCAAATGTCTTTCCAGTAACCCAAGTAATCTTTCTACCTATAAACTGCTCTAAGTCTAACATAGTATAAACAATCATATCATCCTCAGCAGTTCCTATGAATGGTGCTTGTATTCTGTCCTCTATCTCTTGTCTTATTTTCTTATCAGGGAACATAGCATTTTTATCCTCAATCCTAACAAGAGAGAATACATCATAGTCTGCAGGATAGTTAGCTGCAATATAGCTAGAGGTTTTACCTCCACTTAGACTGTTTACTGTTTTCATATTAGACTCTTAATTTGTTGATATCCCACAACACTCCTAATTCATTCAGAACAGTTTTAAGACTGGTTACTTTCTTTGCATCTAACCAACTACCATTATAGTAGTAAGAGTTAAGAGAGCAATCAGATAAAGGTATGTCTTTAGTATCATCTTTAAAGTCGTGGGTAACAAATA